AAGTATGGTTAAGATGGTAGAGCCATCAGTATTCGTTATGGAGAATTTACCAAAGCTACTGGACTTCATCCCACAATCAGAATGGCAAGTTATGTTCCCAGAATATGATATGGTTTTCCATAATAACTCAGTGGCTGATTATGGTAACTCTCAATTAAGCCGGGTAAGGCTAGTTATAATAGGTGTAAAGAAGCATTCTAAGTTTAAAATAAAACAATTTGCAAAAGTATTTAAAGTTAGACATATTAAGTCTACTAGAGAGTTACTAGACTCACCAAGATTAGACCCAAAGTACTGGCCATTCAATGGTAACTGGAGAGAATCAGACCACCAAAAAGTATGCATGTATGATTATAGGGATGCTAACAAAACAAAATTGATGTTATCAGAGATACGTAAACTATGGACTGTTGATTTTGAACAATGCTATAAGTGGCCAATTAACTCTGTAAAGATGAAAACATTACCTGGAGTTTACAGGAACTGTAGTAATAAATATCCCATGACTGCAAGGAAGCAAGACAGGCAGTTCAGACCCGATGGAGTAATAATGAGCCCAGGTGAATTAGCTGTTATTCAAGGATTGCCAATAAGGTATAAGATATATAGAGACACTAATGATGATAACAAAAAGGGTTATTGGATTAATAAGGGAAGAGTTTCAGTAACTAAAGGCCCATCTTATGAAATGGGGGTATGGCTTAAAAGGTGCCTAAAGCATTGATAATCAACAAGTAATCTAATTATACATCAAACTTGAAAGTTCAATGGTTTTGATACAGCTTTTTTCTCTTTTTGTATATATATTTATATATATATTTTTCTCTTTAATTCTATTAGCTAAAGGTAATAAGTATAATTCAATCATTAGGAAAAGGTAGGATAGGGGATTGTAAAGGGGAAAGGGAGGAAAAACCATTGACCAAAAGTGTTAAAAACAAAAAGCAATGAAAAAACAAACATGGATTATGATTGGGATTATCCTACTATTAGGATTCCTACTATTGAACCAATGCTCTGTAAATAAAGAGCAGGATGATTTGATAGAAGTATTAGAAAAAGAGCCAGATACTGTATACAGGAAAACAGTTATGAAAGTAATCAAACCATACAAAGTAGTTGTAAAACCAGATAAAGTCATAGTATACCAAGACACTGGCAGGATAGTCTATAGAGACCTAGTAATCAATGGAAGTTCAATTGTACTATTCAATACTGGTTCACTTGATTCACTAATCATAAACAAAAACTTTTTATCTAAGTTCCCAAACAACAAGAAGCTTATAGCTATGGACTTAACCAATAAAGAACTAAAGCTTCAATTACTAAACCTAAGTGGTATATCAACAGAAGAAAGATATAACATAAACACTTCTAAGTATAACTATAGGTATGTTGATAACAGTTTAACAATGGATAAAAAGTTCCAATTCAACATTGAGCCAGAGGTTAGTTACTCATACAGACCACTCAATAACTTTCATGATTTGGATATTGCTCTAAACTTCAAGACTAGTAGGTTTAATTATAAATTCGGAGCAAATGGTTTTCTATATCCAAAGTTTAATGCAATTGGCTATGATGCTAAGGTAACCGTACAATACACATTCAAATAAATGGCAGCGAAATCAAGAATAGATACCACTTCAAAATTCCTAACGTCTGAACAACTTAAGGAACTATCAATGGTGGTAAAAGATGTATTCTTCTTCGCACTTTTCATTTGGGTAGTAAATCCTGTAATGGGTAAAGTTAGGTTTGACCTATACCCATATCAAAAATCAGTGCTATACCAGTTTCTTAAACAAAGGTTCAATATCATCCTGAAGTTTAGGCAAGCTGGTATAACTGAGTTAATTGCAATGTACTGTTTATGGTTGGCAATGTACCATCCAAATAAAAAGATAAACATTATATCAATTAAGGACACTATTGCTAAGAAGGTGCTAAAGAAGATTAAGTTCATGTATAAGAACTTACCACCTCACTTACAAACTCCCATAATAAATGGTAGAACTGGTGAGTATGGTACTTCTACTGAAATGGAATTTTCTAATGGCTCATTAATATCTTCTATTCCAACAACTGAAGATGCAGGTCGTTCTGAGGGGCTTTCTTTACTGGTCATAGATGAAGCAGCCATCATTAGGTGGGCTTCAACAATCTGGGCTTCGGCTTTCCCAACATTATCAACTGGAGGTAGTGCAATCATAAACTCTACTCCAATGGGGGTTGGTAACTTCTACCACTCAACCTGGGTTGATGCAGTATCTGGTGTTAATGGCATAAATCCATTAAGGTTATATTGGCAGATGCACCCTGACCGTAAACAAGCATGGTATGATGAAATGGCTGCTGTGCTTGGCCCAAAGAGGACTGCCCAAGAAATTGATGGTGACTTCTTATCATCTGGTAATTCAGTATTTGATTTGTCCGATATAAAAGCTATTGAAGATATGTTATCTGAGTACCCAGCTATAATGACAAGATTCAATGGCCAGTACAAAGAGTTTCATAAACCAAGGAAAAATCAACAGTACTTCATCGGTGCAGACTGTGCAACTGGTAGAAGTTCTGACTACTCTTCCATGATTGGGATGTTTAATAACAAAGATGGTCAAGGAGAAGAAGACGTTATATTTAAAGGTAGAATACCCCTTAACAAATTTGCAAGGTTATTAGGTGATACTGGTCAAAGGTATAACTGGGCATTACTTGCACCAGAGACCAATGATATTGGTATGGCAGTAACCACTTTATTACAAGATGAGGGTTATCCAAACCTCTACTACTTTAGCAAGATACTTAAGAAAAAAGGTAAAAGAAAGCCAGAAACTGAGAAATTCCCTGGCTGGTTAACCACTACCAAGAACAGGTCCCTTATCATTGAAGGACTTGAGAAAGATATAAGGGAAGACCAAACAATCATAAAAGACCCATTCTTTGTACAAGAGTCATACACATTCATCTATGATGGTATGGGTAGGCCAGTAGCTATGGGTAAGCATCAAAGAAATGTAGGTAATTACAGTGGTGGGTTATTCGGAATTAACAACTCAATAAATCAGTTAACACGTGAGATGCCCGCTTTTACAAATTCAGTTCAGACTGGGTTTATGGCACTTTCTAACAATATCCCAATATTTACGGATGCTATCGGTAACGCAGTAAGAGCTAATAAAGAATTACAAGCACAAGGAAAGCCAACAACAAGCGTATTAAAGCAGTTAGCTCAGGGTTTTTTAAGTTGGCAAACTTTAATGGGAGTGGGTATAACTTTGCTTACTGTTTACGGTGCTGAAATATGGGAAACGGTTTCAGGTTCTAAAGCAAGAAAAGAAGCTTTAGAAAAAGAAACACAAGCTATAGAAAGAAAAACAAAAGCGGAAGATGAGGCTCGTGATGTATTAGCAAGATACCAAAGTGAAGAAATATCAAGGTCAAAGATATTATTAGAAAATGCTAAAAACCTTGATTTACCTTATCAAAAAAGAATTGAAGCTGTTAAAGAACTTCAAGAAAGATACCCTGAATATTTAGGTAATTTATCAAAAGAACAAATATTAGCAGGAGATACTGCCGAAGCTGAATTAAAGTTAAATGATGCCTTAATAAAAAGAGGTATAGCTTTAGCTTCACAGCAAGAAATACAAAATGCTATTAATTCTAATTTAAAAAATGAAAAATGGTTTTCCTTGAGCCTGCAGTTCTTTATTAATTCTTACTGCATTACCAATAGCATCTGTAAATATTGGAATATTATTAGAAAGTGCCATAAAACCAGTCTGAACTGAATAAGTAAAAGCAGGCATCTCACGTGTTAGCTGATTTATTGAGTTGTTAATACCGAATAAACCACCACCGTAATTACCTACATTACGCTGATGTTTATTCATTGTAACATCTACAGCACGTAAGGCATTTTCATATTTTAGTACACCTGCTTGTAATCTTGTATAATTTTTTTCTTCGTCCGCTGATAATTTTAATCCGATAGCTTTACGTGCTGCTAAATTTTTATACTCTGCTGATAATGTGTTTAATTTCGCCTGTAGCTTATTATACATATTATTAGCTGTGTTTAACTTTTGCTCCTCTTTAGCTAATTGATTTAATGCTGTTTGTCTTTGTTTATCGAGAGCTTGTCTATTTTTAGTTTCCTGCTCTAATATCTTTAAAGTTTGTTTTGCACTCGCATTATTATCATTCTGCTTTTCAGTAAGTTTCTGTAATTGCTTTTGAAGTGATTGTATAGTACGTTCCTGCTCTTTATATTGTGCAGTTAATGACTTTAAAGAAGCATCAGACCCACTCGGAGTATTAATCTGTTTCATTGCGTCGCCTACCTTATCTACATTTGCAACCATTTCAATTAATTTCTTATTCGCTTCTTCAAGTGATTTTAAAGCTGTGGGTGAAAGGAACTCAATAAATTCTTGTGCCATTATACTACTGTTTTATTTCGTTGTTCAATCTTTTTAGTTGCGCTTTTCTCAAGTGCAACATACATCGCTAAAGTTATATGTTCGTCAATATTCCTTTCGTGTATGTTGCTCAAAGATACAATACTATCGTAATAGTTATGCAATTTTTCATTAGTTGTAGCCTGCATTTTTATTAAATCTATCTCGATAAAAGATAAATCGTTCTTAATAAACCCTAATTCCATATCTAAAACCCTTTGCACCTCATCAGCGAAAGGTGCATCAGCATCAATATCAATATTACAACCGTCTTTTAAAGCTTTGATAATATCTAAACGCATTTGTTTAGTAGTCTTTGTAAAGTACAAAAACTCCAAAGTTTTATTAATTACCGATAGTTTATAGTTAAGAAAAGCCTTTTCACTTATCAATCTTAAATACTCCTTACTTTCAAAGTTATCTGATTGCAAAAAAAAATCATCATAAATAGACATAAATAATTCCTCTAAACCTTGTTCTTTTGGTTTAGGTTTCAATAACTGAAAATTCTTTGACTGCATTATATCGAAGAATACTTTTGCAGGTATTGTATCTATTGAATTATATTTAGCCATTTAATCTTCTTTTTATTTCTTTGATAAACTCATCCTTAACGTAAAAATCTATAAATCTGTTGAATTTCTTTTGATTCATTCCAAAAATATCACTACTGTATTTCTTAACTAATAGGTTTCTTTTCCAATCTTTAGCATCAAATAAATAACTACCATTATCCGTATTCGATAAAAAGAAACTCTTTATAAAATCCCCGTTATAAATCAAATCCACTTCACCGCCTGCCATTGGATTACGAAAATATTTTATTTCAGCATACTCATTAAATCGATAAGGAACTCTCGAACCATCACCGTAAATATCACCTATCAATAAATCGCCTTTCTTATAATCTACAAGCTCACTCTCATTTTTTACTACTTCTTTTTCTACTATTTTTTGAAGTGTCTGTAAGTTTGTTAGTGGTTGTAACCTCCGGCTCATTTCTGCTGCTGACAACATCGGCTATACTTTTTTTTGATTTCTTATTTCGGCAATCAATACAATGACCGCTATCTTTTTTAATTGGCAATTTTAAAAACTCATAAATCACTTCATCGCTTTGCTGATTTGTATTTGTTTTGATCCATAACACCTTATCACTATCATTCATTGCATTGAAGTAATCGGCATCACTACCAAATATCTTAACATTGAATATTGTCATATTTTCTATTTTTAACAAATTTAACAAAAAAAAGCTACCTAAATTAAATTAAGTAGCTTTTGCTTTTCATTCAGTAAACAATTAAGCTACTGTTACCGCTGTATTGCTTTGTCCTTTGTATGGTTTACCGCCAATAATAGCAGTATCAATAACATTAACACTATCGTACAACTCAACTACTACCGTATCAGAAGCTACTAAAACAGCAGTAGGAGTGTATTGATACTCACTTGTTACTGTATTGTAGCTCAAAGAAGCTGCTGTAATTGTATCGGCTACACCATTTACATAACTTTTTAGGTTAGCAATTGCAATTCCTAATAGGTTAGTCGCTCTGTTTACTTCAAATTGTGCTTTAAAATATACTTTAGCTTCGGAAGCATCGGCTCTCGCAGTTAATACGATGTCAGTAATGGGATTCAATTCTGTATTAGCATTAAAGTCTAAAACAGCAGCATCCAATAATGCAACCTCTGTGTTAAATTGGTTAGGGTTAACCAACTGCATAGAAAGGTTTACATAACTTGAAGCTGTACCGTCGTTAAACATATACGTTCCAGTGTTCAACATACCCAAGTCAAAACCTGTAAAAGTTGTACCTGTAGAAGCTCCTGCTATTGTACCTGTTGAGAAAATAAATAACACATCATAAGCCTGAAAAGAGTTGTAAGTGTGCAAAGCTGCTGCAAACTTCCAACCTCCTTTTTTGTACTTAAATGTATATTCCGGCATCCCATTACGAACTACCGACTTAACACCACCCTGAAACTCCTCCGTTGTAGGTTCTGGAGTACCATTGATAGCTTCAACAGCTCCAGTAATAGGAATGAAGTTACCTAATTGGATTTGTTCGTCACAATACGCTTTATCAAAAGTGTCTGTGGTTAGGTTGATGCTCCAACCATCAGGAACAAGCATCAATCCTGTAAGCCTGCCCTCTTGAATAATACAGTCTGTAAGACCTAAATTCTTTCTTGAAGTCAAGCAATCTACTTGATTTATTAAAACAGCCATAGCTATATTTGTATTAAATTAAACATTGTTTGTTGAACCTCGCTTGAAATTCAATCCGTCTTGCATCAACTACGTCAATAGTAATGCTTTTTGTGCCTTTCAACTCGTTACGCTCCATATCTAAACCGTCGCTATCTACTCCATAATTAGGCAAATCGAATGTTTTGTAAATTTCTTCATTGTTATTGAATATCAATGAAAGATAACCATTCAATTCTAATAAGTCGTAAATCTTTTGTGTTAATGGTTCTAAAATGTTAGTGTAATTGATTAAGGCACGAGTATTGTTATAATACTCTGATTTTGTAGAAGTGAATAGGATAAGTTTACAATTTGACTTTATATCCTGAGTGTTACCATTATTAACAGTATCAATCACGTACCATATCAAGGGATACTTTTCTTTTCCGCTTCTACCTCTTACCCATTTTGCTAGCTCTTTGCTATCACCAAAATGAAACTGAACATCTTTAGTTACCTCTGTAGTAGTGGTAAGGTCTGACTTATACTCATTGTAGGTTAAAGTTAAGCCTGTAAAAATGTTCGCAAATACTCCGGCTAATATCATAAGAAACGATTTTCTAATTCTAAATAAACGTAGTTCGCTGTTGGGTAATCTGTTTGTTTGTCACTTATAAACTCGTTTAGACTTACATAGTTAGTCGTTGTTGAACAGTTTACCATTAGTACAAATTCATTGTAGATAGGGAAGTATTGATTTGCAGCATTGCCAAAAATGGCATTTTTACTGTCTATGATATTATAGTTACCATTACCGTCAATTCTATTCTTATCCGTAAAGTATTTGCACCACACAAAATTAGCTAACAAACTCTTTTTGTTAGATCCAATTGTGTAAAGTAATCCGTTCCAACGCTTACCATCGTAATCAACTCCGTTTACAAGGTCAAGCCATTTCTGTGGCGCACCTATATCAAGTACGCCATCAGTAATATGACTTTCTAATTCTGTAAACAATTCAAAACCTAATAAACCTTGTAAAAATAGAGGCACTTCAATCTCGATAAACTGATTAAGCAATTCAGATACTCCGTTATTGCTTTCCAATACGTTAGGTATCTCATATTTACCTGTGAAATAAGTGTTATCTATTAAATACATTGTTTAGTCTTTTTTAGTTTTGGTTGCTTTTTTCTCTATAACTTTTTCTACAAAGTATTCAGCTACTTTATCGCCATTAATAAGTTGACTTGCTAAAAGTGAATTACACTCAAAAACTTCGCCTTTCTTTTTATTTGCAAAATCAGTTGTAAATACTACCGTTACCATACTATGTAGCTAAAGTTGTTAATGCAGCAGATATCGAAGCTACTTTAGCAAAACCTACCTGGTCAGAAGTTCTGATTAACAAGTTTAAACGCTTGCGGGCTTTCATTGTCATCATATCGTTACTCCAATCAGATCCATCATAACCTGTAGCTAAATAGAATCCGGGCTCTTCGTAAATTTTACCATAACCTGAACATCCCATTACCATAGTATTAGCTGTAATTGCATTACACTCGATAATTCTAACACCAGCAACAATAAACTCATTTACACCATTACCACCTTGAGAGAACGGAGGAGTTACATAGTTTTTATCAGCGTCTTTATGAAGTAGCATTTTGTTAATGTCTGCAATATTCATAAGAGCAAAATCAGGATTGAATTTTGAACCCCCAGTAGCAGTAATTGAACGCTTAACATCTACAATTAAATCATAAATATTAGCATCAGAAATACCACTTGCAGCAGCAGTATAAGCTGTCGCTTGAGCTACTAACCCTTTAATATTTGGAGCTGTACCGTTTGCATTAATCAAATCAGTATCGATTTTTACCTCAACATCGTTAGATAAGAAGTTGGCAACCTCAGCTACAAACATTTCATCATCATAAGTAAACTCCTCAGATACAGGAACTGAAACACCTACTTTTTGCAAATAAAAAGAAAGGCGAAGTTTTTGAGTGTAATTCACTTTTAGCAAGTCAACTTATTAATGGCGATAAAGTAGCTGAATACTTTGT